GGCTTCGGCCCAGGCGTTGAGGGATGCCACCGGCTCGGCCTGCTGCGCCAGGGCGGCGCGGAGGGCTACTGCTGTTGTATATGACCTACAGACTGAATTGCAGCGGCAAGCAATGCCTTTGAATGCGAGGCATCCAGACTTCTCCAACGTCTCCAGCGTCTGGTCGATCACGGCGCGGTTGATGGTGATGGTGGTCATGCTTTCTCCTTGAGCGCGGCGCGGAGAAATGCACATGCGTTGTTGATCGCATTCAGCGGAACCGGGTCGCTTTCCAACGCCTCCAGCACCTGCTCGACGGTGGCGCGGGGTAGGGTGATGGCGGTCATGCTTCCTCCGCTTTGGCGATGGCGGAGCGGTAGTCCACCCACGCATTCCAGACGACGGCCGCAATCGCGTAGAGCGCGGACAGGACAAATGCTCCGGCGCACGCATAAACGACCCACCAGAACTCTGGCTTACGCGATACAGGCCCTCCCATCTCAACCATGATCTGCGAGATGAGGATGATGCCCGTGATAATCACTGCGGCACGGGGCGGGTAGTAGCTCAGTCTCTTCATGCCTCCTCCTCCAGCGGGACATCCCGCCACTCGCCGCCCGAAACGGGCACGTTCTCCCACTTCCACCACTGCTGGAGGACGAGAATGGTCGGCCTGTTCCCAAATTGGTCAAATGGGCCCACGCGCTCCACGAAGCGCAGCTTATTGGTGGGGGTCATTTCTTCTCTCCTTCCACCGCCTTGATGACGTCGGTCGTACGCTGATCCCAGTCTTTGACGAGGTTGCGCGAGGATGAAGCGCGGATGATCTTCCTGGCCTCCTTGAGCAGCCCCAGCAGCGCATCGCGCTGAGTCTCCAGCCGGTGCGCCCGGTCAGAGACCTCGCGCAGTTCGGCCTCAATCGGCGGGAAGTCTTGGACGATCTGTCGTAGGCTCTCGTTCTCCGCATGAAGGCGGCGCAGTTCGGCGGCGGCTTGCGTTGCTGTGTTTCCGCCAAGGTACTTGATCAGCGCATCAGCCAGCCGCAGGGCTTCGGGTTGTGTGCTCATCCCACCACCCCCAGCACGATGGCAGCGATGATGCCCACCAGGAGAACGGCGATGACCAGATCGCCCAGCACCACGCGGACGATGTCCTGCTCGGGCGCATCCTCGTCAGGCACTCGGGGCACGCCGCACGCCTCGGGGCACGGGCAGGGCTTGCGGCCTTGATCGCATGGGCCGGCGCAGCCGGTGGGGTGGTTCATCTCAAACTCCTCGTTGCTTCCGGTACTGCTTCACAGCGGCGCGCAGACCGGCCTGCGTCGTCGCCTTGTCGTTCAGTGCGATGGCCTGCGCCTGGTCGAGCGTGTCGCGGCACATGATGTGGTGGCACACCACCGACGCGCCTTGCCCCTGGCGGCGCACGCGGGCGTTGAACTGGTCGTAGAGATCGAGCGACCAGTTGAGCCCGAACCACACGAGCGTGCGGCCGGCGTGCTGTAGCCCGTCGATCCCGTGGCCCATGCTGGCCGGGTGGCCAATCATCAGCGCACACTGGCCGCTCTTCCACCGGGCCATCGCGGCGGTCAGCGACCCCTCACTCTTGCACTCGGTGAGGTTGATCGGGTCCAGACTCTTGAAGCGCTGCATGATCCTCTCAGCATCGCTCCGATAGGCATAGGCGCACAATACGGGAGAACCCTGAGCCTCGTCGATGATCTCTTCGAGCGCGTCGAGCTTGGCGTCATGCACGGGCTCCCACAGCGGCATCCCGGCCACCGGGTACACCGCGCCGTTGCTGAACTGGAGGCACTTGTTCGTGAGCGCCGCGGAGTTGAACACCTCAAGCTCCTTGCCGCTGTCGAGCACGGTGAAGAACTCGCGCTCCATCTGCTCGTACTTGGAGCGCACCTCGTCGGGCATCTCCACCTCGACGTTGTTGACGATGAGGTCGGGGAGCTTGTTGTAGTCCTCGGCGCTCATCTCCAGCGTGATGTCTCCGATCAGGTTCTTGATCGTCTCCTCGGTGTCGGGGTAGGGCACCTCCTTGTACGGGCCTGCCTTCTTGTAGAAGCGCGTCTTGAAGGCCGTCTTGCTTACACCCAGGCGCTGCCCCTTGTCCACGACGAGGAACTGGCCGTGCAGATCCTTGTAGCCGTTGGAGGCCGGGGTGCCGGTGAGGCCCGTGGTCCAGTCGAACGCCGGCAGCACCTTGCGCACCGCCTTGACGCGGTTCGTGGTGCTGTTCTTCATCTTGCTGATCTCGTCCCACACGACGCCGTTGAACGGCATCGGCTTGCCCTTGGAGACGAAGTAGGTGTCCAGCACCTCGGCCATCCAGCCTAGGTTCTCGTAGTTGATGAGCCAGATGTCAGCGGGCCGCAGCAGCGCCCGGGTGCGCTGATCCCGCGTGCCCGTCATCATGCTGAAGCGTAGGTGCTTGGTATGCTCCCACTTCAACGCTTCCTGACGCCACACGAGTCGAATGACGCGGATGGGGGCGACGATGACCACGGCGCGCAGGAAGCCGGTGTTGATCAGGTGCGCGATGCTGGTGAGCGTGACGATGGTCTTGCCGAGCCCCATGTCCAGCCAGAGCATCGAGTGCGGCCGGGTGCACTGGTGGTTGACCGCACGCTTCTGGTAGTCGTGCAGGAGGTTGGGGGTCAGCACTTCTCGTCCCCTTCTTCAAACTGCGCCATGAACTGTGCGAGCGGGATGGTCTCAATTGAGAACATGATTGGTTCAGGCGGGCGTATGGAAATAATGCGTGCCAGGCGGTCAAGGTACGGTTGCGCATCCTTCAGATACTGCCTGTGCAGTATTGCCAACTGCTCGCGCAGGTATTGTTCTTCGGTCATGCAGCCCCCGCAAGCATCCCGTCGATCACACGCAGCCCTTCAAGCACGTTGTCCACCACGCACACGGTCACCCCGTGCGCCTGGAGCCGAGCGTGCTCGCGGGTCTGCGGCGGCGTGGGGCGCTGCCCCCGGCGCTTGAACTCGATGAAGAACACCCGGCCGCCTGGCAGCACGAACAGTCGGTCAGGCACCGCGGCGCGCGCTGGCGAGGTGAACTTGTAGACCAGCAGGCCGCGCTCACGGGCGTAGTCGCAGACCTTCGCTTCGATGTGTTTCTCAAGCATCACGCCAACCCCAGCACAAGTTTCTCGATCTCGTTGACGTAGTAGTCCACGTCCACCGGCAGCGTGGCGTCCTCGATGCGGTTGCACACCTGGACATTCCACCCGCTCTCCACGCCAATCTGTCGCCACTCGCCGGGCTTGCGGGCCAGCGGCGGCATCCACTTGGTCAGCGGCTTGCCACCCTTAGCGATGTAGTACCGCGTGGTGTTCTGCACCTGACCCTCGCCCCACTGGAGGTACGACCCGCGGGGCACCTTGATGCGCATCATGAAGTCGTGCTTGTCGGGCCAGTTCGCCACCGTCTCGCGGATCGGTGCGCCCTCAAGCAGCACCTTCTCGGCCACCTTGGGGATCACGAGGCCCCCGGCGTTCTGGTGCCAGCCGACCTTGTACTCGTAGGCACCCTTGCGCTTGACCGATCCATCCTCGTACTCGCCGATGTAGTTGTTCACGTCGCGCAGGAACATGCGCCGGTAGCGCACGCGCTCCAGGTTGAGCCCGGTGAGTTGACCCCACCCCTCGCACACGACATCGAGCGCTTCAAGCTCGCGCCGCGGCAGCCGCACGGTCACCCCGTCCGTGTTGACCTGCACCAGTTGCAGCCCGTTCACCGCCAGCAGCCGCTCGGCCAGCAGGCACAGCAGCAGCTGCCCGTTGAGGGTGATGCTCATGGTGAACAGGGGGTCGTAGAAGACGCTGAACTTGTTGTTGCTGTCGCCGTAGACGCCGTTGAGCGCGAGCTTGAGCATGGCGCTCTGCGCGCTCTTCTTGGGGTACTGCTTGCGCTGCTCGAAGAGGTGCTTGTAGATGGCGACGAACTCGCGCCCCAGGTGCGCCGGGTAGAACCCGTTGGTGATCGCCAGGTTCGGGTAGTACGAGGTGACATCAAGGTCCACGATGACGTGCTCGGCATCGGACTCGACCACCGTGGACTCCAGCGAACCGTGGATGCCCCCGAGGCCGAAGACGAACGTGAACCCATCGACCTGCGCGGTCAGGTCCGTGAAGACCCCCTTCGTCTCGGTGATCGTCTGCGCCTTGAGCCAGTTCAGCACCCGGGTGAACTCGGGGTGCGTGAACGAGATCCACGGCAGGATGGCATCACGCAGCGCGATGCTCGGGCGCGGGGTCTGCCGAGGCGTGCGGCCATCGGGTCCGAACTCGTAGCAGGCGACGCCGGCCTCTTCGAGTTTCATCACGAAGTAGTCCTTGCCGATCTTCGTGTCATTGTGGTTCGTGAAGTCGCGCCCGTAGGTGCGGGTCAACTCGCTGCGAAACGAGATCATGTCGAGCGAGTGCTGGTAGAACCGCTTCGTCTCGCTCACGTCGTGCTGGTTGTAGCGGCGCAGCACAGCGGCCTGCTCGCGCGTCAGCACGGTGCCCACGGGGAACGGCAAGTCCTCGATGCTGTCGGCGCGCATGTTGAACTCCAGCGCCTTGAGGCCCGTGGCTCGCGCCTTGTTGTCGAAGTGGTGGATCAGGTACAGATCGACCTGGGGCACCACGCAGTCGGTGGGCTTGACGCGGTGCAGCCAGCGGTCCTCATCGTCCCTGCTGGCGATGATGGCCTGCGCCTTGAGGTACAGGGTGTGCGCATCGGCGCGCCCCATGCGCAGCAGGGTGTGCAGGATCGGGTAGTCGAAGCCGACGCTGTTGAACCCGACCATGCGGGCGCCCTGCTGCGCGAGGGTCTGGACGAACTCCACGATGGCCCGGGAGTCGTCGCGCCACGGGCTGATCTCGTAGTACAGCCGAATGGGGAACTCGGCGTGCTCGACGGCCATCGTGAAGACGTTGGGGTAGACCTCCAAATCCCAGATGTAGTCATTCATTACCGTTACCCTTACAGACAGGGGGCCGTAGCCCCCACCAGATCAGCCCTGCATGAAGGGCGGCAGCGGCATCGGCGCAGGCGCGCCGCCGAGGAACGCGGGCGCAGGGGCAGCGGAGGCCGCCACCGCGCCAAACATTCCCGAGGCGTCCACCGCGCCCTCACCGAACGCCTTGTCGTCGCCAGCGAACTGCACGGCCACGAGGTCGCACCGGATGCCCCGGCCGTGCTTGTTCTCTTGCAGCCAGGGCTTGAGCGCCACGTTCACCCGGCACCCGCCGTACATCTTGCGGGTGAGCGCCTGGTAGGCCATCGTGTTCGTGGGGTCGAGCGGCGTGCCATCGGGCTGGATGATCTGCGGCGGCTGGTCCCTACCCGCGGTGACGAACACCTGGCCCGCGTAGCCATCGTAGGGCTGGAAGGTCTTGCCGTTGACCTTCTGGTTGCCGTCGCCGTAGCAGCGGAGCTTGCGGTCGAGGGAAATCAGGTTCAACACAGCAGCCGCGTGCTCCTTCCACTTCACCAGGGCCATCTCGTTGATCTTGGCCATGAACTGCTTGAAGCCCGGGTGGTCGGGCGGCATGATGAAGTCGGCGCTGTAGGAGACGCGCTCCTTGCCCGTCTCGGGCGACACCTTGCGCTGCGGCTCCACGAGGTGCGGGAACGACAGGCGCACGTTGGACAGAAAGATCAGGTCAGACATGACACTTACTCCAGGGTTACTGTAACCACGCCGGCAGTTCGACCGGCACTTCGGGTTGCACCGCGCTGAACAACGGCGCAGCGTTCATGGTGACGGCGGGGCGGGCGTCCGAGGCCAGGGCGAGCGTGGGCTTACCCGTCGTCTTGACCACGTATTCCTTCTCCATCGTCGCCAGTTGCCTTTGCGTCAACTGCACCTCGGTGCCGTCGCGCTTCTTCCACTTCAGCTTCTCGGCCTTGGCGGGGCTGACGAGCTTCGTCTCGTAGACCTCGCCCTTGGGGATGCCCATCTTCACCAGGCGCTCGGCCATCTCAGCCTCGGGCAGTTTCCACGACCGTGCGCCCTTGCCGTTGACGAGCTTGAGGCCGGGGATCACGGCGCCGTTCTCCAGCCGCGTCTGCGCCTCCTTCTCCACGCCCTCGATGAGTTGGCGCATCAGGGGTGCTGCCTCCAGGATGCGTACGATCTGCTCGTCCGTCATCTTGGTGGGGTCTTTGTCGGCCGCGGACAGCGACAGGTCAGGCGCCTCGATGACCGAGAGCGCCTGGCTCGCCAACTCGGCGCATGACCCCTTGTGCCGGCAGTAGCGGCACTGCTTCTCACCGGGCACCAGCGGCGCATCGGGCGCGTCGGTGGCGTGCGCCTCAATGACGATGGTGCGCGCCACGTCCTTGAGGATGCGCTCGATGGGGTAGTCCTGCGAGCGCACGGCCGGCACGCCCTTGAGCGCGAGCTTGGGCTGGATCACGGTCAGGCGCACCGTGGTGAACGGGTAGGGCATGTTCCCGGGGATCTTCAAGCCCGCGAGCGCACCGACAGCGTACTGCTCCATCTGGAGGATGGCGCTGTCCCAGGCGTCGTTCATCCCGTCCTTGTAGTCGATGATCTCCAGCACCTCGGGGCCATGGATCTGCACATCGACGTGGCCGCTCAGGTCGCTGCGCGAGAGCAGGAAGGCGGGGTCCACCTTCTGCTCCGAGATGACCTTGAGCATCCCACCCATCGACTGCTCGATGATGTAGTCGATGGCGACCTTGGCCCGGGCAGCCCGGTCGGCGTCAACGGTGAACTCGCCATCGTCGTCGGCCATCTTGATCCCGACCATCGGCATCGGGTCGGCCAGCCCTGCCTTGACGCAACGGTCGAGCAGGGTGTGCGTGTGCGTGCCGTCGATGGCAGCGGGGCCGCTGCGGTCCTCGGGGTACGCGCGCTCCTCGCGCACACTGCCGGGACACGCAGCCCAGCGGTGGCGCTTGGAGGGCGAGAGAGTGGCGTGGTCGCTCACTTCAGCGCCTCGACACCCGCGAAGAGGGCCGCGTACTGCTCTGGCTTCACCTCGTTGATGGTGGACACACCCAGGCCCGTGAGCACCTGCTGGATCTGCGCGCCCTTCTGGGGGCCGAGCGCCTTGTACGCGCTCATCACGTAGTCCATCAGCCCCTTGGGGTCGCCGAACGGAGCCCCAGCGGGTGCCGCGGGCGGGGGTGCGGTGAACGTCGGGGGCGCGGGCATGGCCGCAACCGGGGCAGCGACGGGGGCCGGGGCAGCGACGGGTGCGGGGACAACCACCGCAGGCGCAGCCGAAAGGGCTACAGTCGGGGCCGCACGCGTGGTGAGCGCAGCGGTCAGTGCCGTGACCGCAGCGGTCAGGGCTTCAATCTTGGCTTCGATGGACATGGTACAGGGACTCCTTCTGTTGCTTCGGGGGTTGGATGGTCAGCCGGTCCTCGATGAACGCGGCTACCAGTTCGCGCAAGACCTCGGACACGCCTCCGAATCGCGTGGCCTTGGCGCGGAACTCTGTGTGCGTCTGCGTGGGCAGGCGCACTGTCAGGAAAGTTGTTCGGCGGTTCATGTTGCGTATCCTAACAGGTCTGTGCGACAATTCAAGCACATTTTGAGCACACCCTGATGCGAGTTGTCTCCTGGTTCTCCTGCGGCGCAGCAAGCGCCATCGCCACCGTGCTGGCGGCCATCAAGTACGGCGAGATCGAGGCCGTGTACTGCCGCGTGGTCGAGGAGCATGAGGACAACCTGCGATTCCTCGACGACTTCACGCGCGTTGTGGGCATCCCGGTAAAGACGATCACCAACGAGAAGTACAACGGGTCAATCCACGAGGTGTTCCTCAAGCGCGGCTACATCAAGGGTCGCCGCGGTGCCCCTTGCACGGTGCATCTGAAGAAAGATATGAGGCGGTCCTACCAGCGCCCGGGTGACGTTCAAGTGTTCGGGTACACCATCGAGGAGCAAGATCGGGCTGATCGGTTCCTAGACTCGAACAACGATGTGCGAGAGGACTTCATCCTCATCGACAACAAGGTCACCAAGCAGCAGTGCTACGACCTCCTCAAGACCCTCGGCCTGAAGTTGCCGGTCATGTACCAGTTGGGCTACTCCAACAACAACTGCATCGGCTGCGTGAAGGGAGGCATGGGGTACTGGAACCAGATTCGCAGAGATTTTCCGGTGCAGTTCGAGCGCATGGCTAAGGTCGAGCGGGTGCTAAACCATGCGATCAACAAGGACAAGAACGGGCCGGTGTTCCTTGACGATCTCGACCCGCATCGTGGCAACCGGCTGCAAGATGCGCCAGCAGACTGCGGCTTCACATGTGAGTCGCCAAAATAATCAAGCAACGAAAAAAGCCCCACCGAGCGTGAACCCAATGGGGCAATGCGTTGAAGCAACAGAGAGGAGAGATGACAACCGGCAAGCCGGCCGTCAGATGATATGACAAGCAGCATCACCGTGCAACACCCCGCGTCGGTAGACGCCTACATCCGTCACCAGTGGTCCCTCGTGCCCATCCCCCCGGGAAGCAAGGGGCCGCGCACCGTGGGGTGGAACCGGCGCGAGACGGCGCTGCGCTCGCAGGCCGATCTGCCCCCGGGCCACGGCATCGGCCTGGCCCACGCCTACAGCGGCACGATGGCTCTGGACATCGACGACTGGCCCACCGCTGCGCCGATGCTCGCCCTCTTCGGCGTGGACCTCCAGGCGCTCTACGACGCACCCGATGCGGTCATCGTGGACAGTGGGCGCGCGGGGCACGGGAAGCTCCTCTACGCGATGCCCTTCGGCCTGGCGCTGGCCACCAAGAAGATCGAGTTGGAGGGGCGCACGATCTACGAGCTGCGCTGCGCCACGGTCGAGGGGCTGACGGTGCAGGACGTGCTGCCCCCGACGATCCACCCCGACACGCAGCAGCCCTACCGCTGGGCAGGCCGCGGCCACTGGACCCGGCTGCCGACGATCCCGCTGCCGCTGCTCGATGTGTGGTACTCGATGGTGCGCGAGGACGAGGCGCGTGTAGTACCATCGGGCATCTCGGCTTCTTGGGAGGAGATACGCTCGGCGCTCGCCGCGATCCCGGCCGACTGCTCACGCGAAGAGTGGATCACATGCGGCATGGCGATCCACCACGCTGCGAGCAGCGAGGGGAACCTCGAGGTCGGGTTCGCCGTCTGGAACGAGTGGAGCGCCACCGCACGGGACAAGTACCCCGGCGAGCGTGCGCTCGTGGTGCAGTGGCGGTCTCTGCGCAGCGACAAGTCCACGGCAGTACGCCTGGGCTCGCTCTTCCACCTCGCGCAGCGCCACGGCTGGGTGCGCCCGGTGCCCGACGCCGCGGCGCTCTTCAGCGCGGCGCGGCCAGCGGCTGCGCCCGATGAGATCCTCGACGGGCTGCGCACCCCGCTGCCCTTGGTCACGCTTGACTGGTTCCCGCCGGTGCTCGCGCAGCGGGTGCGCGACGTGAGCGAGGCGGTCGGGTGCGACCCCATCGTGCCGCTGTTCGCTGGCCTCTCAGCCGTCTGCGGGGCCATCGACGCCCGCAGCCGGCTGCGCCTAATGGACGGGTACGAGGTGCCGCCCGTGCTGTGGTTCATGACCATCGGGTCACCGGCCGACAAGAAGACCCCGGGCTCGTCGCCCATGATCGACGTGCTGCACGCCATCGAGGCCGAGGATACGCCGCAGTGGAAGGCGCGGCTCCTCGACTGGGAGGCCCGGGAGGCGCACTACAACGCGGCCAAGAAGGACTTCCTCGACGCCGCGGCATCGGGTGAGGGGGCGATGGGCGGCACGCTGCCCACGGTGCCGGATCTCCCGCCGCAGCCCCAGCCGCTGCGCATCAAGGTGAGCGACATCACGAGCCAGAAGCTCGTGCGCTACGCCGCTGACCGGCCGCGGGGGCTGCTCTGCTACCTCGACGAGATGGGCGGCTGGGTGCGCAAGATGAGCGACCGCACCAGCATCGAAGACCGCAGCGCTTGGGTGCAGGCCTACGAGGGCAAGCGCTACGAGTACGACCGGGTGGGTGGGGGCGCGGTGATAGCCGAGTGCTTCGCCGTGGCGGTGTACGGCAACATCCAGCCGCTGATTTACAAGGAGGCCATCGGGGGGCTATCGACCGATGGCCTGCTACAGCGCTTCGTGCCGGGTCTGCTCAACACGCGCCTCACCCGGCGCGGGGAGCCCGAGGCCCGCCACCGGGCCAGCATCGGCGCCTGGGAGCAAGCGGTGCGCCTGGTCTATGCCCTGCCCCCGACCACGTACACCCTCGCTCCCGATGCGCTCACGCTGTTCCGGGACTTCCAGGACTGGTTCGAGCGCAGCAAGCACGACGAGGTGCTGCTCGAAGCGGAGGTGTCGTTCCTGACCGCATACGGGAAGCTAGAGGGCACCGCCGCGCGCCTGGCGCTGGTGTGTCACGTGCTCGCTGAGCCGTTCAGCAGCGTAGTGAGCCGAGACACGATGGCGCGGGCCATCGAGATGGTGCGCTCGTATGCGATCCCGGCGCTACGGTACTGCCTGGCCGAGATCGGCGGGCTGGAGACGATGGAGCAGTGGGTCCAAAACTGGATCCTGTACCACCTCGACGGCAAGACCACTGTCACCCTGTCGGAGATCAAGCGAGGCGCGCGCCGGCGCATGGAGAAGTACCAGAACATCTGGTTACAGGACCGGGTAGTGATCGGTGCGATGGAGACGCTAGAGGCCGCGCGGTGGGTGGTGCGGCTCGACGACGGGTCACGCGAGCACCTCCACCAGGCCGAGTGGGCGATCAATCCGGCCCTGATGGATCAGTTCGCCAAGCAACGCACCGAGATCATCGTAGCCCGTCAGCGGGCCGAGGATGAGCGCCGCAGGATCGCCAAGATCGAGCGGCGCATCGTCAAGGGGTTCGACCCCTCGACGATGGAGCCGATGTTACGAGTGGGTTAGGTAGGCTTCGATGAAGGTTTGCGCGACTTGCGGGACGATCGCGTTTCCGTAGGCGCGCAGGCGTCCCACTCGGGCGGGAGCCCCATGAGCCAGCGGGAATGTGCCGGGTTCAACTGGCCGCCACTTTTCATCCCGGCAGAAGAGCCAGTCAGCATCTCGCCAGTGACCGTGAGTCGGGCGGCCCCCGGCAGCTTCAAGAAGATCGCTCGAGATCCGTCCGGCTTCTTTGGGCCGTAACAGTGCGTGCTGCCCAACTCGTCGTTCACAATCGGCGTCGGCCAACCCGCTAGATTCGCCTGCCTCGGCAACTGATCGAGCCTGTCCCGGCCCGTGTCCGACCTCGGCACAATGTCCGCCCCGCTGTCCTTCCAATCCCTGGTGGTGGTGGTGGTCCAGCCCGTCAACGCGGCTGCGCCCGGCAACCTGTCCGTCCCCTGCGCCGGGCCGCCGTTCGGCCCGTCTTGTGTGCAGGGCATCGGCCACCCAGTAGAGCCGCTGTCGGATGTGCGGCGCGCCGATGCCCGCAGCGCAGAGATCGGCAGCCCCTGCGGCGTAGCCCGTGGCTTCCAGGTCAGTGCGTACAAGGTCGAGCCACTCAAGGCCGTCTTTGCTCGCAACCTGCTCGCCAAAGACGACTGGAGGGCGGCACTGGCTGATGAGCCAGTGGAACGCGGGCCAAAGGTGCCGCTCGTCAGCAAACCCAGCACCTTTGCCAGCCGAGGAGAAGGGCTGGCAGGGGCAGGAGCCGGTCCAGACGGGTCTATCGTCGGGCCAGCCTGCCAGGCGCAGAGCGTATGACCAGGCGCCGATGCCAGCGAAGAAGTGGCACTGGGTGTACTGAGCCAGTTCGGCAGGCTCGATGTCCTCAATGGATCGCTCATCGACTACTCCGGGGACAATGTGGCCCGCTGCTATCAGGTTGCGCAGCCATGCGGCAGCGTATGGGTCGATTTCATTGTAAAAGGCGCTCACTTAAGAAGCTCCGCGTGCACCCCAGGCGCCAGAGCTTCGACGATGCCCAGCACGTCGAGCAGGCGCAGCGCGCTGGCCGAGGGCTCTCGCACGCCCATCTCCCAGCTCTGGTAGGTGGCCACGGGCACGCCGAGGTATGCTGCCATACGGGGCTGCGTC